GGAGCATTAAAAAACGCTGTTTTGCCGTATTTGAGTGACCTAATGCGGAAAAATAATGTATATTCGCACATAGTTGACTTAACGCATGGCAACAGGAAAAAGACTGACAGGATTATCTGGAGTCTCCAAGGAAGGTTTGAGCATGGGCGTATTGTGCTGAACTCTGAGGAAGATTGGACAGAATTTAAGGATCAAATCTTAATGTTTCCTGCCCAAGGTGTTCACGATGACTTACCCGATGCTCTCTCCTACATTGACCAACTGGCTGTGACCTCATACTTTGTTGATGACCAAGAAGATGAGTGGGAGCCTCTAGATATTATTTCGGGGATATAAATGGCAACAGACAAACAAGTCAAATTAGAGCAGAACGAGTTTTATGAGCCTACTGAGGCTGACAAAGAACTGACTGCTTTTGTCACTGACCATTGCACCAAGTGGCGTGACTACAGAGATACCAACTTTCTCCCTGATTGGCTTGAGTATGAACGCATCTTCCGTGGTCAATGGGCTTCTGAAGACAAGACCCGTGAGTCTGAGCGTAGCCGTATCGTTACACCCGCTACCCAACAAGCTGTAGAGACTCGCCATGCTGAAATCATGGAAGCTATCTTTGGTCAAGGCGATTTCTTTGACATTGAAGACAACATCCAAGACATAGGTGGAAATCCTATAGATGTTGAGATGATTAAAGCGCAGTTGATGGAAGACTTCAAGAAGGACAAGATTCGCAAGAGTATTGACCAGATTGAATTGATGGCTGAGATTTACGGCACAGGCATTGGCGAGATCATTGTCAAGACTGAAAAAGAGTATGTACCCTCCACTCAGCCTATCCCTAATCAGATGGGTCAAGCTGCTATTGGTGTGATGGAGAGGGACAGGATTGGCGTGAAGATCATGCCTATTAATCCTAAGAATTTCTTGTTTGACCCTAATGGGACATCTATTGATGACTGTATGGGTGTGGCTATTGAGAAGTATGTCTCTATCCACAAGGTTGTTCAAGGTATCGAGAAGGGAATTTACCGCAAGGTGGACATTACGCCTACCTATGAAGATACTGACCTTGAGCCTACCCAAGAGGTAAGCCAGTACCAAGATGAGAAGGTTCTGTTGTTGACGTACTACGGGCTTGTACCCCGTGAGTATTTGAACAACATGACAGAGAACAAAGAGATTGTTGAGTTGTTCCCTGAGAATTCAGCAGCAGAAGACTATACAGACATGGTTGAGGCCATTGTTGTGATTGCCAACGATGGAATGCTTCTCAAAGCTGAAGAAAACCCCTACATGATGAAAGACAGGCCAGTGTTGTCGTACCAAGACGATACAGTGCCTAATCGTTTGTTGGGGCGAGGTACAGTGGAAAAGGCCTTCAATATGCAAAAAGCTATTGATGCTCAGACTCGTGCTCACTTGGATTCACTCGCTTTGACCACTGCCCCAATGGTTGCTATGGATGCCACACGTTTGCCCCGTGGCATGAAGTTTGAGATTAAGGCTGGTAAAGCTATTCTCACCAACGGCAATCCTAATGAAATCCTCTATCCATTCAAGTTTGGTCAGAGTGACCCAAATAATCTAGCAACTGCCAAAGACTTTGAGCGAATGTTGCTACAAGCTACTGGTACGCTTGACTCTAACGGCATGGTTTCCCAATCAAGTCGTGATGGGGGTGGTATGTCGATGGCGGTTGCCTCTATCATCAAGAAGTACAAGCGTACTTTGGTGAACTTCCAAGAAGATTTCCTTGTTCCTTTCATCAAAAAGGCGGCTTTCAGGTTCATGCAGTTTGATCCAGAGCGTTATCCCTCTGTCGACATGAACTTCATACCTACTGCCACCCTTGGAATCATTGCTAGAGAGTACGAACAACAGCAATTTATTGGTTTGTTGCAGACTCTTGGCCCAAATACACCTGTTTTGCCTGTGATTCTCAAAGGAATCATTGCTAACTCAAGCTTGAGCAACAGGTACGAGATGATGGCGGCCTTGGATGAGATGAGCAAGCCCGACCCGCAAGCACAACAGATGCAACAGATGCAAGCAGAGTTAGCAATGCAAGCTGCACAAGCCAATATTGCTGTGCAAACTAGCCAAGCAGAGCAAAACAAGGCTGAAGCTATCAAATTGTCTGTTGAGGCGCAGTTAATGCCTCAAGAAGTACAGGCAAAGAACATGGCAGCAATTACCAAGAACCTTCCAAATGAGGATGACCAAGCATCTAAAGAGTTTGACAAGCGGGTCAAGATTGCTGAATTGATGCTTAAAGAGGCTGATATTAAGAATAAGAGTAAGATTGTTGAATTGCAAATGGCTGATAAAGTTGACTCACAAAATAAAGTCAAACAAGATTTCCTAGCAAGGCTTACAGATGGATTGAAGAATGGCTAATATAAAAGAACTTATTAAAAGCATAGAGTCAGCAGACTCATCTTTTGATGAGAAGTTATATGCTATAAATGCCATGGAAGAAACTCTTGTGGCAATGCGCCAGCAAGAAGAAAATGCTGTTCAAGACAATGTAGATTTGATAGTTGAGGCTATCAAAGTCATGGAAAACAAGGTTTCTACCCAACTAGAAATTGCCAAAGCCATAGTTCCACAAAAAGGGGACAAGGGCGACAAAGGCGAAAAAGGTGCTGATGGTAGACAAGGCGTAGATGGTAAGAATGGTCGGGATGGTCGGGATGGAAAAGACGGAAAAGACGGAAAAGATGGTGTTTCTGTCTTAAATGCCCAAATTGACTTTGATGGATCGTTGGTCATTACCCTATCTACGGGTCAGCAAATCAATGTGGGTGAGGTTGTAGCTCCTGAGTTACAAGAAAGAATTAAACTTGTGACTTCTGGGGGTGCTGGTACAACCCTACCTTCTCAAACAAGCAATTCTGGAAAGTTTTTAAAGACTGATGGGACAAGTACATCATGGCAAACACCATCTGTAAGCTCTCTTACAACAACAAACTTCACAATTGAAGAATCAGGTGGGAAGTTGATATTTAAGTATGGTGCAACTACAATTGCATCAATGTCTTCAACTGGGGTAATTACATCAGCAACTAATATTGTTGCAAATGGAACACTATAAAGGAAAAATATGGCAACGTCAGTAACGCTAAAAGCTAATGCGATTGATATTTCTGGCACTACGTCAGGGACTGTAACTTTACAAGCTCCATCCGTAGCTGGAACTACAACGCTTACATTGCCATCAACTAGTGGCACAATTCTAACAAGTGCGAGTACAGCAACCACATCAACCAATTTGGCGGGTGGATCAAACGGGACAATTCCTTACCAATCAGCAAGTGGCACAACTCAGATGTTAGCAGTTGGCATGAGCGGTCAGGTCTTGCAAACAAACGGGGTCGGTGCGCCTACTTGGGTGGCTGCGGCAACGGGTGATGTCACCTTAACGGGCACTCAGACACTGACCAACAAGACCTTAACTTCACCAACACTCACCACTCCTGCACTGGGTACACCAGCAAGCGGTGTATTGACTAATGCAACGGGTCTTCCAATTTCTACTGGTGTGTCGGGACTTGGTACAGGTATAGCAACTGCTTTAGCTGTAAACGTGGGAACTGCTGGCGCTCCTGTTGTAAATGGTGGCGCATTAGGAACACCCTCTAGTGGTACGGCAACTAATTTAACTGGATTGCCACTGACTACTGGAGTCACAGGTACATTACCTATCGCTAATGGCGGCACAAATAGTTCGGCAACAGCTACGGCGGGCGGTGTTGGATATGGCACAGGTACTGCTCATGCTTATACATCACAGGGAACATCTGGTTACTTTTTACAAAGCAATGGAGCTTCTGCCCCAACTTGGGTAGTAGCCCCTTCAGGCGGCTTTACTCTTGGAACTCCAGTTGCCACAACATCAGGCACAAGCATTGACTTTACTGGTATTCCATCGGGAACGAAACAAATTATTATTACATTTAAAGGGGTATCAACCAACGGCACAGACCCCAAGTATATTCAGATTGGAGATTCTGGCGGCATAGAAGACACAGCGTATTCCTCAACATCGGCAGCAATAACTGAGACAACCATAGTGTACGCAGTTAGTGCCACAGACGCATTTCGTATCCAGTCAATAGTGGCCGCAGACTTAATTAACGGCAGCGTGACTCTGACACTTGAAAACTCAAGCACGTTTACATGGGTGGCATCTGGTGTTTTAGAAAATTCATCTTCTACAAGCCGTGTGTTCTTTGTTGCTGGAAGAAAAAGCCTTTCTGCGGTATTAGACAGAGTTAGGCTTACTACCTTGAATGGAACAAACACATTTGACGCTGGTGAAGTCAACATTGCTTACATATAAGGAATAATCATGCACACTACAACAGTAAATATCACCACTGGCGAGATTGTTCAGATTCCATACACGACTGAAGAACAAGCCGAATACGATTTAAAGAAAGCGGCATGGGATGCTGGTGCAGACTCACGCAAAGCAACAGAAGTTAGATCAGAGCGCAACGCTAAATTAGCCTCAACTGATTGGACTCAAACTGTTGATACACCTCAAGCCACTAAAGATAAATATGCGCCGTATCGTCAAGCACTAAGGGATGTACCAGCACAAAGCGGGTTTCCAAACACTATTGAGTGGCCTGTCACACCATGACCCCAGAACTCCAACGCTATTACGAGTCCCGATTTGACATGATGTCAACTGAGGGTTGGAAGGATTTGTCCGTAGATATTGACATTATGATAGAGTCGCTAAATAATCTAAGCGTTATTCCTGATGAAAAGACCTTAATGTTTAAAAAAGGTGAACTTTCCATCTTGACTTGGCTGAAAACCTTGAAAGAGGTCAGTGAACGAGCCTACGAGGAATTGAATGAAAAGAATTTATGAATTTGTCTGCGAAAGTGGACACAGAATTGAGAGGTATTGTGATTATGAGGCACATACTGCTCAGTGTGAGTGCGGTGGTTTAGCCAATCGCACAATTTCTGCTCCAAGCATCAACTTGGAAGGGTGGTCTGGTCATTTTCCGTCTTCATGGATGAAATTTGAGAAGAAACATCGTGATAAGTTGGTAGAGGAGCGTAAAACCACAACATAAGCATTTATGCCGTTGTGTATCCTAGAACCCAAAAGTGGCAGGAAAAAGGACAAATATGTTGATTGATAACCCAGATGAGATGTTAGGTGAGTTAGAGACTGTTCAAAAGCAGAAACTTGAAACCACTGTTGAGCCGATGAGTAATGACATTCCCGACAAATATCGGGGTAAAGAACTGTCAGACATCATCAAAATGCACCAAGAAGCTGAGAAGCTGATTGGTAAGCAAGCTCAAGAGGTAGGTGAAGTACGCAAATTAGCAGACGAACTCATTAAACAAAACCTTGCTGGCAAACCTCAACCTATTCAAGAGGAAGAACCTGAAGTAGATTTTTTCGAGAATCCACAGGCGGCGGTTCGTAAGACTGTTGATAACCATCCTGATGTACTTGCGGCTAGACAAGCTGGTCAAGAGTTCAGAAAGATGCAAATTCAGCAAAAGCTGGCGGCAGAGCATCCTGATTTCGGTCAGATTGCTCAAGATGCAGACTTTGTGAATTGGGTGAAATCTTCACCTATTCGCATTGGTTTGTATGCTAAAGCTGATGGTGAATTTGATTATGATAGTGCTAATGAATTGCTGAGTACCTATAAGCAGTTGCGTGGCGTTAAGGCTAAACAGACTAATGAAGCAGGGGAAACTCAGCGCAAGTCTAGTCTTAAAGCGGCGACAGTTGATGTAGGTGGCAGTGGAGAGTCTGGAAAGAGAGTCTATCGCAGGGCAGACCTTATTCGGCTGAAGATGACTGATCCTAACCGCTACGATGCCTTGAGTGACGAGATCATGCAAGCGTATGCAGACGGCAGGGTCAAATAATTTAACTTTTGATTTTATTGGAGTACACAAATGGCAACATCATTTTCCCCCACGAACTCGGTAACAGTTACCACAGCAGCCAATTTCATTCCTGAAATTTGGTCAGATGAAATTATTGCGGCTTATAAGAAGAACCTAGTTTTAGCTAACTTGGTTATGAAGATGAACTTCAAGGGCAAGAAAGGTGACA